CGATCCAACAGGGAAATTAACCGAACTCTCATTGGGCACAGTAAGCGTGATGGCTGACGCATTACTTAGTGTAAGCATCAACCCGAAATCTGCATCAGACAACCCCAAAGTATACGACGTGCCGGTTTGAGCATTAAACGCCTGTAAAGCCGTCGTGGACGCTAATTTTGCTTTAGTAACTGAACCGTCGGCAATCTTGGCAGTGGCAACAGCACCGTCGGCAATCTTGGCAGTGGCAACAGCACCGTCGGCAATCTTGGCAGTGGCAACAGCACCGTCGGCAATCTTGGCGGTAGCAACCGAACCGTCTGTGGGAGTACGATTATTACTTAAACGGGCGTCGCTAGTATAAACAAGGTTAGCGGTGTTGCTGATACCATGCACATTTGTGGTTGCATCTCCGTGAGTGAACTTTCCCAGACGATCACCCTTGTCGTTGTCAGTGCGAATCAAAGCAGTCATGACAATTGTGCCAAGGTAGGTTTCTACCATAAGCACTTCATCACCCGGCTTTAAATTAGCAACTGACACACTTTTAGCAATTCGAAAAGACGTACGCTTTAGTTTTTGCTTTCCGATCTGCACAACAGGCGCGTCCACACCCTTTACGCTCACAACCCTGCCAAGCATCGTCTTGGCGACGTGATAATCAGTCTCGGAGCGCATACGCCCCGTCATCGTGTCAGCAAAAGTCTGAGCCAATCTGGAAAGATCGTTACTCATCGGTACCTAATCGTAACTGTAAACTTCTGCATAGGCTTGTCTCGTATGCCCAACAACGTAGCGACGCCTCTACCAACCAAAATGTCAACACCATTGGCTGGTGCCGACATAGATTTTTTAGTGTAAACGATAGTCTTCCTGTCGCCGTTGTAGATCTCAATAGTTCTATCAGAAGCAACACGCTGTACGTAGACGTAGGGAGAAATACCGCTCGTGGCTGCTTCGGCTGAATTTGTCATAACAACAGGATGATACATTAATCTAAAAGTCTGCACCGCATCTCCAGGAGGTGCTGTTGGCGGCAAGGTACCCCCACCGCCGCCCCCACCGCCTGCGCCGCCATCAGAAGCAGGACACAGGTGACTCACACGACGAGCAAGCACATGGTCGCTTCGGGCGTACTCACGCACGCCGCCACCTCCTCCACCGCCAGCATTTAATATCATGCCGGGGCCTGACCAAAGCGCAGTGTGCCCGTACCTTGACCCGGCTCCATCGCTCGTGCTGTAAAGCAAGATGTCACCGGGCTGCTCTTGCCCCAACGGAACAGACTGTCCAACAGTTGCGAGAGCGTCCGTGTGTCTTGGAACGCTTACCCCCGCTTGTGCCCAACAATACTGCACAAAGCCAGAGCAGTCGAAGCCCTTGATGTTCGCCCCGCTTGGCCCATTCGACCTCGCGATGCCATAAGAAGGACCGGAAGACCCACCACCGCCCCAAGAATATGGCGTGCCAATGTACTTTCGCCCAGCCTCCAGCGCCTTTTCTCCACACGAACCACCGGTAGTAGTCGTAGTGGCTTTCTTGATGCCCTTGTCTTCGTCAGTTAGCAAGGCACTTGGAACCATATCCAGCCAATTTAGCCCGATTGTTGTTGTGCAACCAGACGCAGTAAGCGAGTGTTTAACATCAGAACAATAAAATTTTCCTACGAGTCTGGCCGCTTTATCTCTTACGAAAATCGGAGCGCCCGCCCTAAGACGTGGCATGAAAAAGCATGTTACCGAACCTTCAACATTCTCGCGCAGATTCGCTCTTAGAACTTCTTGCGCTTTGATCTTGGCGTCTTTTTGGGTGATAGCCTTGTCGAGTTTAACCAGTTTGTGAATGTAGCCGTATCGATCAACACGAGATTGATTTTTAACCGTGGCTAAAATACCACTGCTCGCTCCGCCAGACCTTCCATCATACAGACGCCACTCAACAACAACCTTACCCAAATCACGATTGATGCCGAAAGCATCCCAAGCGGCAGCAGTAAGGTCCATCACTCGAGGAATTGCGCCGATACCGGTACCACCGGCACCAACATCTACCTTCGGCAATTGCATCGTCTTGCCGTTGTAACGAACTTCAATTACAGTGCCACAAGGAAGAGTGCCCATGGCATTGAAGGGTCCACTTGAAGACATGCTCTTGGCAGCCTCACCAAACCCCATAAGAGAAGCGTTCTTTTCAAAACCAGAACAGGCCAGTCCCCCTTCGTCTTCAACTGTGAAGAAAGAAGCCACTTCCTTTTTCCACTGGCCTCCACCTGTTGCTGGATAAGTGTCCTCTCTTGTGGTTTGAGTAGTAGAAGTGGTGCGGTCGGTTGATTGCGTAGAACTACTGGTTGAATTACTTTTAGGATCAGAAACAACTGTAACTGCAGTAGCCATACCCTCGAGCGAGTCGGTAAATGTGCTACTAATTAAGTTTTCGCCTTCTTGGACTGAATGAAGTACCGGCTGTTCACGCTTTTGAATAATCTTTAACTTGTCATTCTCAGCGCGAATTACAAATTTAGTACCTGTGGCACGCCGTTCTTCTGTCCACACCTTCAACAGCAACTCGTACACCGACCCACCGCTGATCTTAATCAGCGGATTGCGATGCTTGCACTCAGGCAGATCTGTCGTTGTAATAAGAAACCGCTTCTTCTTCTTTTTCTTGGATCCCTTAATTTTAACTTTTTTGGTAACCCAAATCCTCTTCTTGCCAAGAGGAATACCGTACCGCTTGCACACTTCCTCGGTAATCTGCTTAGCCGTCCAACCAGCCTTGTATGCTTTCTTCTTAGGGTCTTTCTGGAAAAGCCAGTCGTCTTCAGACTTCTGCAAATAAACAAGAATATCACGGAAAGAAATGCTGAGCGAAGCGTCATTGCGAGAATTGCGTGTCTTCTCCCAAATAATAAAACGACCGAGTTCAGTTAAGTTGTTTTGATCGTTAATTATCGAAATGCGAATGCGCTGACCCTTTTTGATGTCTAAGAGTCGGCGCTCTCCCGTAATCGGAGAGACTGGATCGTACAGTTCAAGCGTACCCTCAACCGCAGCCTGCTCTAGACTATCTGACCAATCAATACTAACAACCGCTTCAGTAATATCGATCTTGCGCATCGCTTTAGCCGAGGGGCGCCCATTGATCTCGGTGCTTCCCTGCGTGTACAACTCGACCTTGAAACCGCCTGGGCCAGTAAAACGCCGATCGTCAATTGGGTATCTAGGTCCAACATAGTCCTGATTAAGGACGATGATCTGACCATCACCCGTACGCTTAACCTCTTCGCGCTTTGTTGGACTAATGTAAGCCATTAGGCAGAATCGTTATCGGTCTGGTCGTTTTCCTTGCCGATGTCAAAATCGTCAATGGCATCAATGACGCCCGTTTTGGTTCTTAGACGAACGACGGTACCCCGCTTGATCGTCTGCTTCTGATTAGTGACCTTCTTGGGCTTCTTGCCTTTTTTCTTATCTGCCTTGGTAAGAGGCTGCTTTAGATTCTTGTTTAGTCGTAGCAAGTTCTGCCAACGTACGTCGAATTGACGATAGCCGTTAGCAATCTGCTCCAGCGTTTTGTACTTGTCAACTTTATACGTTAGTGGCCCGAGTTCACGCGCAACCGTAGAGTAAGTTAGCACCCTGTACTCGGTGAATTCGATGGCATACCACAGACAATCACCCTCTTCATCGGTGATTGAAAAGGAACTAATCATGGCTTTCATGTCGACAGCCAGCCGATTATCACCGACACCACCCTCTAAGTACCCAGCCCCACCACCAGCAGGCTCAGACACAACAAGCCTAAAAATGTCGTTGGTAGAACCGAGAGTCCTAAGCAAGGTGGCGTACCAATTGACGTCGCGCCACGGATACTGCCCATTCGGCGTGTGTGCCCATCTCGGAGTGTTTTCGATGGGCAAGAGACTGTCATAAGACACGTTCAGAAGGCCAGGACCCCCACCAAACACCACTGAACCAGAAAGGGGCAAGACTTGACTGTTGATGTTGATGTCTTGGGTAATATTAATCGTGTCCAAGGGCGCAACCGGCAACCGGACACCAGCCAACCCGGCACTTTTGAGTGTCTCATTCTTGGTCAGCCCCTCTAGACACAAGAGGAAGACCGCTTTCCCATTTTCGCCGCTAGCCAACGCTCATTCCAGTGCTAGATTCACGCGGAAGGTTGGACACATACTTCTGAACTTCAGTTACGAACTGATCAAGATTCTGAACGCCGGTAATGTGAATGTCACCTGAGATCTGCACAGGTGCACCCGCTCTGTTGTCCAACGACAACCTGCGAGAACCTCGAGTTGCCGAAAGCGGGACAACCGCTTCTGGGCCTGATTCGCCAATCAGAGCGCGAGTCGGCCTTGTGACAATTGCACCGGACGCACCATTGCCACTGCCACCACCGAAAATCGGATTTGTAGTTGGAGGTGGGGTAAGTGCCGGATTTAGCGGGTCACCAGAAGGTGTGTACCCTCGATTAATAAGATCTTGTCTCTGACGATTAACAGCATCTACTCTGTCTTGGGCGTTAGCAGCGGGATCACCTCCACCGAAAAGCCAACCCGCCGCTTCTTTTAACCACTTGATGCCGCCAATAATTTTATCTACTACTGTTGCTACTTTATCGATAGCACCCTTAATTACTTCAAACACGCTAGCGATTGCTTGACCGACAGCCGAATCTTTAAGCGCGGTAAACATTTCTTGGGCCGCGCTAAGCACACGCTTTATAACTTCTAGCACCAAGTTAAACGGGTACAATATAATTTCAAGTGCAATTCTGATAATGTCAATAACGTGAGAAATTTCTGCAAGTCGCGATCCAGCGCGGAACATTTCAATCACAACTTCAATTATATTTAGACCTATATCAACAATAGGCTCAAAGGCATCATACAACTTGGTGGCTATATCCCAGACGATGCCAATTGCGTTGCCGACTGCCTTAAAGACACGCGCAAGAAACGGACCATACTTATCGACAGTCTCATTAATCCACTTTACAAAGACACTGCCAACTTCACCTAGCCACTTAATCATGCTAAGAAGTTCAGGCGCGTTCTGACGACCTACTTCAACAAACCCACCAACGAAGTCTTTAAGCAGAACAACCAAACCCTTAAATACTGGGTACATCTCAGCGAAGAAATCGCCCAGACCCCTCAGGCCACCGGGCTTAGACAAATTGTCGCTAATCTGGTTTAACCAACCAACGAAATCTTTAAGCATCGTCTCTGCAATCGGCCCAACAGCAACGCCAATTTGCATAAATATTTTGCCTAACAACCCAAGAGCGTTAGCCATGGGTTGAATTAATTTGGCTCCTGTTTCAAAGAAACTCATAATAAGAGCCAGATTTTCAGGGTCTTTGGTGAATTGCCTAAAGTTTTCGGCTACTTTAGCAATTTCTGTAGCAAAGACATTAACCAATTTGGTAAGGATAGGCAACAAAGGCTCCAAAGCCTTCATGCCACTTGCCAGAATGTCTGTAAACAATTGTGTGTTTTTATCCGTAAACACAGCATTGCTTACTTTATCACCGAATTGCTGCATCTGACGAAACACACCCTCAGCGCCAGACTTATTTAGTTCTTTCTGAATCTCATTAAGACGATCCTGCGTCTGTGTGTATTCTTTTGTAGACTTGTCAAGAGTCTTGATTTTCTTATTAAGTTCATCTTTTTCATCCACCAATTTTTTGGTATCTGAAATCCACTTAATCATTGGCACAGCAACAAAGCCAATAACCCCGACCACAGCACCAATACCCGCTGTCAAAGCAGCCAGCGGAACCAAAAGTGACGTTAGAGCAGCGGCGATCAAACCTAGAACAGCGGCTAACGTCGTGCCAATCGCTACAAGCGCAGCCGCTGCAACAGTTAACGTGGTAATAGTACCCGCAAGTGACGCGGCAAGCGGAACAGCCGCTCGCAACGCCGCCCCCACTTGAGCAGTATTTTTGCCAAACAGTTCAAAAACTTTTAAACCGTTTTCTAGAACTGTTGAAAACAAAAACCGAAAGCCCTGTGTAACAGGTTCAATAACCGTATTGAGGTTACGCAAGGCACGGTAAGTTACAATAGCGAAGCCTAAGATGCCATTGTCCGCCTGCCCAATTCCGACCCTACGCGCCCTGCTGGTATCCACGATCTTGGCCATGGGACTTTCTTCGGCGTCCCCCGTGACCGCTGGCATGGCATACCCGCTGGGCACCATTAATCCGCCCGCAGACATCGCATAACCACCAAGACCGCCACCGCCACCAACATCGGCCAGTCCAGCCACCTTCGCTCGAGCCATCAATGCGGCCAACTGACTGTCGAACGTAGAAGTGTCAAGCGTCACCCGCATGGACACCTTCATGCGGGACAACGCCTGCATCTTAGCCTCAATTTCCGTTAACTTATGGTCAACGGCATCGAGTTGCTCTTCAAAGGCTTTGGCAGCGGCAGTCATCCGAACAAACTTGTCGGATGCCCTATCGTGAATGTCAACTACTGCTTGTAGCGTAGCCACGCTAGCTTACTCCCGCTTGTGCCTTCAACTCCTCGATATGATCCTCCCTAGCCCTTAACGCGCAAGCGTAAATAAAAGACTTCACACGATCAGGGTAAGGCGGAGGCTGTTGTGCTGCTGGTGTTCCTGAGTGATAGAGCCGGTAGGGATTTTCGCCGCCGTATCTCCAAGCAAGATACAATACGTAAGCCTCCCCACCGGCTCCTATTAGTTTCCCGCTTCTACAACCGCGTTAGTCTCGTAGCCAGCGAGATCCGTCACGACGTCAGCCAACTGAGTACGCTCGCCGGGAAGCAACCACTTCATAACTACTTCGTGAGGACGAGGACCCCAACGATCAAGAAGAGCGGTGTCCGTCAACTGCACGGCCTCAGCAAACTCGGGCTTGCCAGTAGCCTCGGCTTCAGTCTGTGAAAGAAGTCGCTTCTTTACACCCACACAAGCCTCGACAATCACCAGAGACTCCATGAGAGCCGAATCGCGCTCAGGAGCCATCCCACGCTGCTTCTCCATCTTGGTCTGGCGCTTCTCAGAACGCTTCATGCAGTTCTTTAGCGCCTCGTCCTCAATGGCCTTTACAGTGAAAACCAAACCTAGGCGCTTCACCTCGATGTCTCGGGTGAAGTCAGCCTCAGGCTCGGAAGTAAGGAAGAAATCGAGGGTGGACTTGCCAGACATGTCCACGGCCTCACCCTCGTAATCCTCCATCACGTCATCCATCATAAAAACTCGCCTTTCGTACTATTGTTGCTAAGTGGTAGAAACCGGCTCGTCGCCGTCCTGATAAATCCACGTAGACTGCTGAACGTCCTCCCACTCCCACGTGAACTGCAACTCAGTCTGACGCATTTCGCCTAGGGAGAATCCGATCGGCAAAGTCCAGAACTCGCAGTTCTGAAGGACGATCTCTTCCTTTCCCCACGCATCTGGATCGTCTAGGGTGACGATCATGCGAAAACGAGGAAACCACAACGAATTGTCCGTGTCACGCGCTACGCGACGAGCCTCTAGAGTCTTGTTAGCATTTGTGAGAAATTCCTTCTCCAAACGAGAATCCACCTTGTCAAACTGAAGTGAACCCTCACGGGTAACACGCCCGCGCTTGTTGTAAGTCTGAACAGAACCAGCCGGGTTTACCGGCTTGCGCTCTACCGTAATGGTACCGCTGACGTTTACCACGTCACCGAACCACTTGATAGTCTCTTTCGAGTCGCCAACCCAGACTTCGCCGTACATTCCGTCAATACGCTTCTCGGCGGAAATGATTGACTTCTCTGCCATTTAGACTATACCACCTTTCCTAGTCGAATCATTCCTACGCAAGAACGATCGTGTTGAAGATACGCTCAATGGACTTCACGGTAGAAATACCGTACTTCAAGTGAAGTGAGTTTCCGGTGTTGTCCTGCTCGGGGTCAAGGACCACCGTCCACCCATCGCGAATCACTCCACCCTCTTCAAGATCGCGCAAGTAACTAGACACGCCCGAAAGAATGACCGTCTGGACAACTGGAATGTTAACGTTATCGCCACCCAGCCAGCCATTGTTAGCCGCAAGCGAAAGATCGTTCTCGATCTGGTGGTGCGTGCGCACCGACTTGATCTTGCCGAACTCGGCGCGAGGCTTGGTCGGGGTGTTGGCAACGTACGTGGTCATGTCCTGATGAATGCGAGGACTCACAGAGTCCGACACAAACATCACAACACCAGCCGCGTAAGCCGTGGCGATGTCGTCGTTGGTCGGCACAACCTTCAGAGTCACATCAGTTACACGCTGCTGTGTGATTGAGCGAGTCACACCAGCATCCGCAATGATGCCAGCCAGACGCGGAGCAAAAGCAGCAGTTGAAATCGTGTTTCCATCTGCATCTAGAAGGTCCGTGTAGCCAAGAGTCACAACGTTCTCGTTGGCTGCACCAGAAGCCCGCGTTACCGCATTGGCAAGAGTCTCACCAGCAGTACCACCGATAACCAGCATAAAACGCTGACCAAGAGTGTTGCGAGAAACCGTCCACGTAACTAGAGCGCTACGAATGGTTCCGTCGGTAAGGCTAGCAGGAGCCAAGACGTTGAAAGTCTGCGACTCAGCAGCAGACTGAAACGCTGTCCAGTCAGCCTGAAGCAGAGAAATTCCAGAATCACCAGTAGTGGCCGTGTTGAAAGCCACACTCGAAACGTTGGCAACGTCAGTAGCAGCACCAGCAGTAATCGTGAAGTACAGAGACGAAATGCTCGACACCCACGCAGCAGGCGAACTGGCCGAGAGGTTAGAGTGGCGCTCAATCTCAACACCACTCTCTAGAAGGATAAGATCCTTCTTGGTGTTGTCGACCGGGTTAGCCTGAACCGTAATCGTCCAGTTGTTGGCACGTGCGCCCTTGTACTTAGCAGTAAGAGTTGCGAACGTGGTCGTCGACGCACCGTTCTGCAACACTCTACTTGCGGCAGCGCCACTTGAACCAACCATGCGGTAGCAAAGCACGCGAGCCGCGCCGGGACGCGCCCCCAGACCCTTCAACGCACCGATCACAGCAGCACGTCCAGTGCCGTTGGTCGAAGTTGAGAACAGGCTGTCGTACTGGGCAGCACTAGTTACTGAAACAAAAGTCTTCTCGGGTCCCCAATCAGCAGTGAACGGCACCAAAACGGTTCCGTTGCTACCACCATTGACTACAGCCCTAGCAACCGCCTCAAAATTGACGTAAAAGCCGGGGGCCGTGGGGAGAGAGGTCGACGTAAACGAACCGCCAGCCATTTAGCCCTCCACTTCCATCTTGTGCTTAGCAAAAGTGTCGACGAGGCCAGTAACCTGCTCCGTCGATAACTGCTCATCCTCAGGGAAATCCATAAGGACATGCTCGATTAGCCACTGGGGCTGACCGTGCATAGCCGCAGCGTGGAGGATATGCTCAGACTTAGGCCAAGTGCCCACGCTCGGCTTAGGCTCTGCTGCCTTCTCAGGCTCTTCTGGGCTAGCCTTAGCCATATCTAAATTACTCCAATCTCTACAGAGTCAATGACTGTAGCGTTCGTTACATTACCGTAAGAGCGCTTACCTTCAGCGGACAAGTTGCACATCACATTGTACAAGTCTTGGTCATCCAAATCGGGAATTAACTGACAAGTGGCCTCTTGGATCCTTAAATGATCCTCAGTAGCAACTGGTGATTTAACATCGGAATAATCCCAAACAGGAATCCGATTGTATTTCCAAGCCAATGAAGACAACTTGTCCAGAGCATCCTGCGCATCGCTGAAATCGCTGGCGTAGTACGCAATCACGAAATCAATGACTGGGTACGCTACATACGTATTATGACGTTGCGTAGAATGACTTACCATAGTAACAAGCATGAACGGACGCGCTTCAAACACACCCTCTACAAACCTACGCCGAATTTCTGTGTCAGGGAACATCCCTGCAAGAAAACGCTGCAACGAGTAGTGTTCTGAAGAAGCACTAACATCGTCAAAGCCTGACGAGGAAGTAGTCATTGGGTTTTATGATAGCAGAACTACCGGACAATTCTACCCGGTTTGCGCCCACTTCTGCATATGAACGGAACCTATGCGCCCGACCTTGGGACGAATAGTGGCAACACCTCTTGTGAACATCAAGACAGGCTTGGTGCCGGGGTGTTCTACTTGCTTGGAGCCTTCCTGATCACCCTTTAAGTAGTAGACCAACGAAGACCCCGGCTTGGCGTTGATAATGTGGGGCGACGTGCCATACTCGACATATGGGGCATACGACTTGTTGGTGCTGACTGTCCACATATAAGAAGAGCCAGCCCACTTCCCTTTTCGATCTTTGTCGATAGACTTGATCAAATTGCTAGTTCGAACAGGCGCAGCAAACGGGGCACCAAATGGCACCCACTTTACACCATGCGGCGTACGCCTCCGAATTTCATCTTTCAGCGCTTGCGCAATATCGCTTGCAATATCTGGAATGACGTCTTTGTGGAGTTGGTCTTTTTTGTGGTCTAGAAATTCGTGGGGCTTACGATTACGCTCCCAGCGAACGCCCATCACATATCCACAATCTGGACGACCGTAGCCGTCTTCCCAATAATAGAACGCTTTCGCCTGAGCAACTGCGGCTGGTTTTCAACGATCCACACCGTTGTGCCAAGTTCCTGCGATTCAATCTCGAGTCGATCATTAAGATCGAGATCGAAGTCTTTAGGCAAGAGAATCTCAGCCGTGATGCGATTCTTGACTGCCTCGCTGGCTGAACGGTTCTCATTTGAATCAGGAGGATTCAACCTGCACTTGCCCCACTCACCATACTGGACCACCTGCTCCGACTCACCAAGATCCGGATTGCGGTATCCAACCAGTCGGTGGACACGACGAGCGCGATCGACAAGTGCAGACTGAAACGACATCTAGAACCACCAACCCCCGGCGCGAATGTAGATGTTGTCTGTAGGAGCGAACCAATCGGCTTCCTGCACGTACTCCATGGGCACCGGCTCTCCGGCGAGGGCACGCACTTCGCGCTTACGCTCGTCGGTCATCAAGTACCACAACTTACGCGCAATCTCAGGAGAAGAATTGGCCATGCGAACGAAAAGAGGGTTGCGATCCTTCAGCGACGGCTTGTTCTCTGAGTAGCCAGACACGCTGAAAGACTGGTACGTGTCGTCGTATTCTGACTCCATCACATCTTCGCGGCGCTTAACGAAGCGCTGCTCCATGAGCATCTGCCACACTTCTGTGACACAATCAGCGGCAAGAGACTCATCATCCAACTGGTCGAAATACGTCTTTTCACGCCCAGTCTCGATTGCAATCTCTGCAATGGTGGCCTTGGACCACGCATCGTAGCGCTGGAGTGAAACAGACTGGTTAGACCAGTCGAAATTTGATATTGCTGTAAGATACGTACGGTTGGGCCAAGTGTATAGCGCCACTAATCCACCTTAAATAGCATTGGGGCCGATGTCGAATTTAATCATCAACACCGGCCCCATTACTTTGGTCCTAAAGAAGTGCTAAGCCTGAATCTTCTTAGCGTGCTTCTCCGCATCACGGGTAACAATGATAAGGAAAACCTCATCACTGGCCAACTGACCGAACTCGTCTGGGACACCGCCACGGACAGAGTACGACAGCACTTCCTTGGGGTCGACATCAAACGCCTTGGCAGCACTCTCGCGAGTGTAATTCTGCATCAGGGTTACGTTGATCTGGTGCTGCGAAGAAATGTCGGCGGCAGTGAGCGTAGTGCCCATGTCGTCTACAATTTCCTTCGTGTCACCGATCCCCAGAAGATCCTTGAGCCGACCCACTAGACTCGGGTCCTTCTCGAGCGCGTCCACAATTGCAGCCTCGCTCTCAGAAGGCTCGTCACCCTTGTCGGAAGGAGCCGCAATAGTAGCGTCCCGCTCCGCCTTTAGTTCCTCGTTGGCAGCGATGGCCTCGGGGGTCGGCTCGTCAGCGACGACCTCGACCTCCTCAACCTCATCAACCTTCTTGGAACGGCTAGTGCCCTTGGAAGTAGCCATATGTTACGCCACCACCGACTTAACGCCACCACGCCACTCGCCAGCAGCAGTGGCGAAGTCGTAGCGGGTCTTGTACTCGATCTTGTCGAAGTGGAACGAGTAGGGGTCGTTACCACCCAACTGAAGCCGCATGCCGGGGTCCTTCAGCATGATGTCCGGCTCCTGCTTCCCGTTGAGGAAGCCGACCGTCACAAGAGCAGTCTCCTGATTCGGGTCAGTGATCACGTACCAGTCGTTGGCGTCCGTGAGGTACGGGTCCGTCACGGGACGGAGGGCCGAACGCATCACGTTCAACTCGGTGCGACCGTAGAGCGGAGTAGCCTCGTCAGCCGAACCCGCACGCGGGATCATGGTGCCGTTGAGGATACGCTGAATGGTGAACTCCAACTCGATGGGACCAAGGAACTTGGTCGCCTTCAGGTCAATACGGAGGCCATTCTGGTCCGTCTGCAGACGCAACTTGTTGATGGCCGAAGGCAGGTTGCCCTCAGTCAGTGCAACGTTGAGAAGGTTGTTGTGGTTAGCGTGGAACAGCGCCGTGCCGTCGTAGGCAGTGGCGTTGGCAGCAATAACCGACGTGACCTTCTTAGCAAGCGTACGACGCGAAGCGCGACCCAGACGGGCCGGAATGTCGTTGATCTGGTTGAGCATGTCATTGATGATGACACGACGACCAATTGAGAACGAACGACCGAAGGTCTGCAACTGAATCTTCGGGCCGGTGTACTCCGACATCTTCGCGTCCGTGTACTCGCCGTCCTCAGGGACGAGGAGTAGGTCGGGGAGTTCACCCAGACCGACGCTGGTCATCTCACGGAAGTCAGGCACGTTCTGGACGTAAGCGTACTCACGCCAAGCCGGGTCCACTTCCTTGAACGCCATTAGAAAACGGCGACGAATCTTATCCTGCAGGTAAGTTGGGAAGTCAGACGTGGTGCCTGCCTCCTGCAACTCCTCTAGATATCCCTCGTAGAGGAGGACCTGCTTACCGACGTTACCATACATCTTGGTAAATGTCTCCTTGTACGAAGGGACTAAGCGGTGACGCCCTGCGGCTGCAGAGCAATCAGGGTCTTGCCGGTGGGGGTGCCATAGTTGGAACCACCCTCAGCCTCAACAACCTTGGCAAACAGACGCTTGCCGGTACCACCCGAGAGCGAAAGAGCGCTGGTGGCAACGGTGACGTAAACATAGTCGCCCTTGGCCTCTGCACCGATCTTGTCGATCTCGTACTTAATGCCGGGACGGCAGTCTAGTGCGTAAACAGCACCAGAGGCAGCGTCGGTGGTGGCAACGCCAACCCAACCCTCCTCAACGACGACCGAACCGCTAGTGCGGGCAGCGGCGGCGGTAACGTGGACTACCCCCGCTGAACCCTCACGAAGATTTAGAGCCATGTTGGTTCTATCTCCTAACTATCGGGGTGATTACTCGCCGTCGCTGTCAGTCTCAGACTCAACAAGAGTCTCTAGACCTAGGCGACCGTCGATCACGGAGTTGACACCTGAGCGACCCCGCGAGGCCTCCTGCATGTCAACCGGCATTGAGGAACCAAGACCCTCAATGACGCGAACGCCACCAAGTGCCTCCTGAATCTCCGAACGACGCTCCTCAATGGCGTCAGTCAGAGCCTCCGTTAGAAGGTCGATCGAGTCGAAGTGACGACCGTCGAACTCCTTGCGGATAGCCTCACGCGACTTGGCCGGAAGGTCCGAGGCAGCCTCAGTAAGGCTCTCGATGGTCTTCTGGCTGTCAGCCTCGTGCTTGTACTGGTCGATGGCGGCGGTGGCGATCTCTCGCGCCCGCTCCTCCACCATGTCCTTGATGGCCGCTTCGGTGAACTGAGCAACCTCAGGGGCGTCAGTCTCATCAGCATCAACATCTGAGGAGACAGAGGCCTCTTCCATTGTCTCAGTTACAGGCTCCGCGTCGTGCTGAGTGCGGAACTCGTTGAGCGGCCCTTCAAGGATATCCTTCACTAAGTCAGGGCGAGCCTCAACCAACTGCTCGACCGTCATCTCCTCTAGCATGTTAATGCGTTCCTCCAAATGAGCCTCGAGAAGGGCATCCACTTTACCGCCAGCACCACCAACTACAACCCAATCAACAGAAGTCGCCTTTTCGATAGACTCGACAAAGCGGGCCTGTTTCCCGTCGATCAACTTAGGTGTGGCGCGGCCAGCGGCATTGATTGACGCCTCGACCAGTTCAGGGTCAGAGGCAACCATTTCATAAAACCACGGGACCAACTTTGCACGACCTTTTAGAGTCTTAGACTCTTCGTCGTACCAAGTTTCCTTGACACGTCCAACAAGGTCGCGGACCGAACGAGGCAGACCACCCAGCATTCGGCGCTGTGACTCGGACAGGTGGTCAACGAACATCTTCACATTCGCAAACGTCTGCCGATCAGCCGCTTCGCGCAAAGCGCTAGGCGGATAATAATGGTTGTGGGCTTTGTTGCCCCAACCAGACTTGATGATTGTAAGAATTACTTCGCGCTTTGGGGAACCCTCTTCCGAGGCCTCCATCAAAACATCGCTAGTTATATCCTGTTTCATCACTTGAAAAGTAAAGCAACCATGTCGGACATTTCCAAGTCAAATACCGTGATATAAAGAAGCCCGGAAGTCTTTCGACGACCGGGCCTCTGAATTAAATACTATAAAACTGTCAACTACCAGTCTTACATCTCGCAGACACCACCAACACAATCCACCTGCTGCTTGTCCTCGATGGTGGGCAGATCCTCGTCGTTGTCATGCTTGCCGCTGTGATCCTTGATGACGACCTTCACACGGCTGTTCTTGCGAAGAATAGTAATGCCCTTTGCTCCACCCTCGTAGGCCGTGACAAGAGCCTCCTCAACCTGCTCCGGCGTGGTGGCCTCCGGAGCGTTGCAAGTCTTGGACACAGCCTGATCGGTGTGAGCCTGAATTGCCGTGAGGATATCGATATGCTGCTGGAGCGAGATCTCGTCTGTCGTGACGAAGTACTCACTGTCACGAAGTGGGTGCTTGTCGATAAACGGCTCGGTGCGACCAAGAATATACGACTCCTGCACACCGGCATAGATCGGCTCAATACCGAACGAGCACTTAGCAAGTCGCGAAATAGTGCCGGTAGGAGCCACAACCTGCACCACGATGTTGCGGCGCTCAGGAAGACCGGGCTGCCAGCCGGGATAAAACCCACGCTCCTGCCCCAACTTGGCCGACTCGTCCCACGACACCAACTGAACGAACTCCATCCACTCCTTGGCAAGGCGGATGGACTCTGGCGAGCCATAAATTACCTTGTTCAGAATAAACGCGTCGGCCAAGCCCATAATCCCGACGCCGATCTTGCGATACTTCTGGTGCTGGGCCTTGATCTGCGGAAGCGGGTAATCCTGCTTGTCCACGACATTATCAAGCATGCGAGTGAGGATGCGCACTGTGCGCTCGAGGCTTGCAAAGTCCATCTTGCCTTCGTACATGTGCTTGGCCAAGTTAACTGAACCAAGGACACACGCCTCGTTCGGAAGAAGCGGCACCTCGCCGCACGGGTTGGTTGCCTCGATCTTCTCGGGGTGCGGAGCCGCATTGTTGATGGAGTCTAGGAATAGCAGCCCCGGCTCACCATTAAGCCAAGCCCCGTAGACGATCTGCTCCCACAACTCCTTGCCACCATTGGTGCGGTCGTACTGCATAAACTTGTCGCTCATACCGACAGAAATATTGAAGTTGTAGATAGGCGACTTGTCGCTGTTGCCCTCAAACTCCTGATTCTTGCAGGTAATAAACTCCATGATGTCTGGGTGATCCACAGGAAGGACGCCCATGTTGGCACCCCAACGCACACCACCCTGCGACACCTGACCGATAACCTCAGAGTACAGACGAAGCCATCCGACGGGACCCAGCATAGCCGGACGCCCGTTGGACTGAATCAGCGAACCAGCGGGTCGAATGCGCCCAAACGAGAAGCCCGTGCCTCCACCAGTGGCATGGACTCGAGTGGCATTGTCGAGCGTGCGCATAATAGCCGCGTCACCCTCGTTGAGCGAATCGTCAACCGGAAGCACGAAACAAGCCGAACCCTGCTGCCGCGCTCGGCCCGCATTAGCAATCGCCGGGGTATTCGGTAGAGCCTTAAGTTCTGACATCATTTCGAACTGATCTTCGCGCTCTTTGTCGTTAGAAGACCAAGCACGAGCGGTGCGATCCCACACCTGACTCTCGTCCTGCTCACCATCATGCATGTAGCGCTGTTCTAGAATTGCAGTACGAGAGTCCAACTCGGCTCCTTTGTAATTATAAAAGACAGATGTGGTGACAGGGGTGCCATTGACACCCCGAAGATTAATTAACTAAAAGACTCTAAGCGGAGTCTTCAGCGGGGGCTTCTGGCGGCATTTCGCCCGCCCCCATCTCGGCCTGCATTACAGGGTAAAACAACTCGCTCTTGATCACTTCATACTGCTGACCTTGTTCGTCAACAACATCGTAGCGATCGCCCTGCGGTGGACTAACGATCGAAGCCCGAATCAAAGAGCCATCGTCGTCGTAAAAGTTAACTTCTTCACCGGGCTGATAGGCATACCGGTGGGTGTTAGGGGTAAACCGGGGGATATTAACAGGTCGTGCCAGCCCCATCTGTGGCTGGGCCTCAGGCGCTTGGTTGGGCTGCAACTCCGGCGCATTGGGGGCCTCTTGCATAGATGGGTCTTGCTCAGCCGGTACCTGAGACTGGTCTACAGGTTCGCCCGCTGCTTCAAGCAGCCGCCTGTAGTGTTCCCTCAGATTATCAGCATTCATACTTGCCATGCACTCACCATATCGTGACTACTTCTTTTTCGCGTCAGCGCGATCGCGGCGCTCTTCTCGGGCCTCGTTCGGAGTCTGACCAATCTTGATAAAGACCGGGGTCTTGTCAACCGTACGCCAGACACCCCGACCACCATCCGGACCACGAACAATACTTTCACCACGACGCGGCTTTAGCGGCATGTTGTTCTCATCGTCGGCTGCACTTAGTCCGGGACTGTTGACGTTGCCTTCAGGCTTTGGCAACTTACCAGCGGACTGACCGGCCACCATTGAAGCAGAAGCATCACTCAGGGGGCTGATCGACCCCTGTTGCGCTAAAGGGTCGACGGATAGTTCCCCCATTCCGCCGACCCCGGCCTTCGAATAAGCCTGCTTGACCACAGAATTGATCAACTCGTCAACACTTGCAAAGTCCTTCAAGGCCAGTCCAGCGGGTCCAGCCTGAAACAGACGTGCGCGGTCTTCCTTGCTCATAGGCTGCAACACTAAAAGCGACGCCAAAGAGCCGGGTCGAGCCACGGACCCATCATCATACCTGACCGACCCATCCTGATACACATGGACCGGGTACTTTACAAGCCCCGTGCGAGAGTCCTTAATAGACCCATCATCATAGACGATCGTGCCATTCTCCGGACGGGCGACTTCTCTCGGGTTCTTAGGACCCTTACCGCCGCTGCTTTTCTTACCGGGAGATCCGGCAGCAGCCTCAGCCTCACCTGCGTCACTGGCCTTCTTGTCTGCGTCGCTGATTCCTTTAAGCCATTCCTTCTTCTCTTCTTCAGTGGCGTTAGAAGGAAACTTGGGATCCGGCTTTACTTTGGCTTCAGACAACTGTGTCTGCATGAAATGCTTGGCCTTATGATTTTCAAGAGCCTCGTGCATCTCGTCACAGTCGCAGTCGCCCCACTCGCCACAGCCGGGGCACGCACTATCATAACCGCTTGAATCGTAATCGATGCCGAGATTCTCACACATCTGCTCAGCCATTTCACGACTTGGCGGGTATTCGACTTCTTGATCCCAATCCGTGTCGTAAATAATGATTTGAATATCGGCTTCGGTCATGCCTTCTTCGAGCATCATGCCACGAAGTTCGGCTTCCTTGCCGCGCCAGTAAGTCGTGCCCTTGATTTGGTCCTTGACCCACGCACACACGTTGTTGACTCGAGGACCAAAGCGCTTACGATTATCTTTTACGCAAGAGCGAAAGATGTGCGGCTTGGTTGAGTAATACTTAAGTAGCGAGCGAATAGGACCGTACTTTTCGGGGTCCTGTCCACCCATCGAGCCGCCTACATCTGGACCGGCCAACTATGCCTCCAACGACAATTCTTCGTACATGGCTATTGAACCATCCAGACCGGACACACGACTTGTACTAATTAAAGGTGATTGACCACGTTCCAACAGAAGTCCATGTGTACACGCGGTCTGTTCCAACTGTAGTGACCGAAGGACTTCCGGTAACTGTTGCAGTGGGGAAAATGCTTGGGTACCGAACCACGACGATGCCTGAGCCTCCGTAGCCCCCACGCTGCGCGGCTTCATTTGCGTTCGTACAACTTCCACCGCCGCCGCCACCCGTATTTGCAGTGGCGTTGGCACCGGTAGCAGTCCCGGCAGCGCCCGTGCCTCCGCCACCTTCTCCGCCTTTGCCCCCCACAGCGTTACCACCACCGCCACCACCGCCTGCGTACATAACCCAAGTTCCGGTAATGTCAGATGCGCGTCCGTCGCCGCCCGAACCTCCAACCCCTGCGGCGTTTGCCTGCACGTCGTAACCCGAACCACTAGCCCCTCCGCCCCCGGCTCCAACGCTTCCTGTGCCAGAGTCATAGGACTGGTCGTTCCCGCCACGGTAGCCCTGACCTGCTGTGCCAGCACCGCCGTCAAGGCCTTGTCCGTTCTCGCCAGCGCCTCCACCAGAGCCACCGGAACCGGCTTGGTTGCCCCACGTTCCACCACCACCGCCACCTGTGCAAATGATGGTGTCAAAGCGGCTCTGACCGCCCGCCGTGCCCGTGTAGAAACCAGTAGCAGCGTTTGCGCCGCCGCCACCGACAATCACTGTGTATGGAGTTCCGGCAGAAACAGGATGGCGCGTTCCAGTCAGACGGTTTGTCAACATTCCACCTGCGCCGCCGCCACCTGATGCGATGGACTGGCCCGCAGAACCGCCCGCCTGACCACCACCAGCAACGACAAGGTACTCAACGCTCAATGCCTGCGGCGCAATGGAGTTCCACCCAAGATTCGACACATACACACGCATCAAGTTCGTATCCGTTTCCCAGATCAACTGACCGGGGAACGGAGCAGAGGGCCGCGTGCTGCTGGTGCAGATGATCGTGCCGGTGGTGACGGCGGGCCACTGGGTTGCGGTGACGATCTTGCTGACTCGGAGGAAGATCGGTGCATTGTTTGTTCCGGTTGCCTGCATCTGCGGGCTAGAAGGGCCATACGCTTTGACGCTAAATGTGTGCGAACCGGCAGGCGGTGTCGTCCTGTATGAAGCGTAAATGGGCGGGTAGGCAGAGCCTGATGACGAGGGGTTATGCACGACCGACCACTGGCGGTGGACCTCTGCGCCATCCCTGTAGAGAGAAACAGATATTTGGCCCGAGGCGGGGAGGACTGTCTGCCCGCACCAGAACTCAACGAGTACCGGCGACCCGTCACACACGACAGTAAGCGGAGCGATAACTTCGGTGCCTGATCCCGCCGTGTTGCTGCTGATCGTTAGGTTGCTCGTAATCTGCGAGTACCCCAACTCCACCAGCCCGCCGCTCGCGGTGATGACCTGTGTATCGGTGAGGGTGGTCAT